TGACAACGGTGCTAACACTAAATCAGTAGTTGGCAAATAATAAGGAAGTTTGAATGAGAAACTTACGAGAGCATTTGACATTTGACCAAGCAGGAATGGTCGTTGAGTCTGCCGAAAATTCTAAGGGCGGCAAAGACCTTTATATGAAAGGTATTTGTATTCAGGGTGGTGTTCGTAACGCTAACCAACGTGTTTATCCTGTGAATGAAATCGGTAGGGCTGTCAAAACTCTCAATGATCAAGTAAGCGGAGGATACAGTGTTCTCGGAGAGGTTGATCATCCAGAAGGCCTTAATATTAACTTAGACCGTGTAAGTCATATGATCACAGAAATGTGGATGGATGGTCCAAACGGTTACGGCAAGTTAAAAATTCTACCAACCCCTATGGGACAGTTAGTTAAAACAATGCTCGAAAGTGGCGTTAAGCTAGGTGTTTCATCTAGGGGTTCTGGTAATGTATCTGAAGATGGTAGTAATGAAGTAAGTGATTTTGAAATTATTACTGTCGACGTTGTGGCGCAACCTAGTGCGCCCGGCGCTTACCCAACACCAATCTACGAGCATTTAATGAATGCACGTGGCGGCTACAAGGCATACGAATTAGCACAGGCAACAAAACATGATAATAAGGCACAAAAGTATCTAAAGGATTCGTTGATTAATATAATCAACAAACTCCAATAATGAGGAGAAAATAATATGTTGGATGCACTAAAAACACTTTTTGAAAATGATGTAGTTTCAGAAGAAGTGCGCAACGAAATTCAAGAGGCTTGGGACGCGAAAATCAAAGAAAATCGCCAACAAGTCACTGCTGAACTCCGCGAAGAATTTGCTCAAAAATACGAGCATGACAAGGCAACAATGGTTGAAGCCATTGATACACTTGTATCTGAGCGTTTAGCAGAAGAAATAGCTGAATTTGCAGAAGATCGTAAGCAACTAGCCGAAGCCCGTGCAAAATATGCAGTAGCACAGCGTGAAAACGCTGATCTACTAAAAGGTTTTGTTATGGAGCAGTTAACTAAAGAAGTTGGCGAGCTACACGAAGATCAGAAAGCAATGGCTGAAAACTTCGGAAAACTTGAAGAATTTGTTGTTGAAGCACTTGCAAAAGAAATTGCAGAGTTCCACGAAGACAAAAAAGACCTTGCAGAAACCAAGGTTCGTCTTATCAGAGAAGGTAAGGCACACCTTGCTAAAGTTAAAACTAACTTTATCGAGAGAAGTGCTAAAGCAGTATCCGAAACAGTTGACAAAGCTCTTAAGTCAGAAATTGGTCAACTTAAAGAAGATATTGAAGAAGCACGTAGAAACGACTTCGGTCGCAAACTATTCGAAGCATTTGCTTCTGAATATGCTGGCTCTTACTTAAATGAGAAGTCAGAAACAGCTAAGTTAATGAAAGTTATCTCAACAAAAGATGCTCAATTAGCAGAAGCAAAAGCATTTGCATCTAAAGCGAAGCAACTAGCAGAAGCTCAGGCAACTGAGAAGAAGCGTTTAGTTGAAGCAGCAGAGCGCAAAGATGTTTTAAATGAACTTACTGGACCTTTAAGCAAGGATCAGAAAGAAATCATGATGGATTTACTGGAATCTGTCCAAACTGGAAAACTACGTTCACAGTTTGACAAGTACCTACCGGCGGTCATCGACGGTAACACTCCAGCCAAAAAGGCAATCATCACAGAAGGCACAGAAATAACAGGCAACCGCGAAACAACTTCGCAAACTAACGTTAGTAGACAAGCAGACGCAAAAGATAACTTGGTAGAGTTTAAGCGTCTAGCTGGATTAAATTAAGGAGAAAATTATGTCAGAACTACTAGAAAGTCGCTGGCAGGAGACCAAAGGTGCTCTTCTCGAAGGCCTAACAGGCAACAAAAAATCTGTGATGGCGTCGACATTAGAAAATACTCGCAAGTATTTGTCAGAAGCAGCAACCGCTGGTGCTACCTCAGCCGGTAACGTAGCAACTCTTAACAGAGTTATTTTACCAGTTATCAGACGTGTAATGCCAACAGTGATTGCAAATGAACTAGTTGGTGTACAACCAATGACTGGCCCAGTGGGTCAAATCCACACATTAAGAGTACGTTATGCTGAAACCAATAATGCAACTGGTACAGACAACGATACTACAGCAGGCGATGAGGCACTTAGCCCATTCAAGATTGCTGAAGCATATTCAGGTGACGGTACTGATGGTAAAGCAGCAGCTACAGCAGCACTTGAAGGTTCAGCTGGACGTAAATTAAGCATCCAAATCTTGAAGCAAACTGTTGAAGCTAAGTCAAGAAAGCTATCAGCTCGTTGGACATTTGAGGCTGCGCAAGACGCACAGTCACAACATGGCATCGACGTTGAAGCAGAAATCATGGCTGCTTTAGCACAAGAGATTACCGCTGAAATCGACCAAGAAGTTTTAGGTTCACTAGAATCACTAGCTGGTTCAAACAACAACGAAAACTTCGACCAAGCAGCAGTTTCAGGTACAGCTACATTCGTTGGTGACGAACACGCAGCACTTGCAGTTCTAATCAACCGTGTTGCTAACCGTATTGCTCAGCGCACACGTCGCGGTGCAGGTAACTGGGCAGTTGTATCTCCACAGATGCTAACTGTTCTACAATCTGCAACAACTTCTGCGTTTGCACGTACAACTGAAGGTTCTTTTGAAGCACCTACAAACACTAAGTTTGTTGGTACTCTTAACAACGCAATGAAAGTTTACGTAAACACATACGCAGGCGACACTGCAAAAGTACTAGTTGGTTACAAAGGTACTTCAGAGTCAGATGCAGCAGCATTCTACTGCCCATACATTCCATTGATGAGCAGCGGTGTTGTATTAGATCCTGATACATTTGAGCCAGTTGTTAGCTTCATGACACGTTATGGTTATGTTGAGCTAAACAACACTGCGTCATCTCTAGGTAACGCAGCAGACTACTTAGGTACAGTTACACCAAGCAACGTTAGCTTCAGCTAATAGTTACTTAGGTAGCAATACTAAACAGGGCCTTAGGGCCCTGTTTTTTTATGACTAAAATTTAATGATTTTCATTATTGACTTTAGATAACATTTATGTTTAAATAATAAATGTAAACTCAAATGGGACTTGTTATGCAGTCTCTCCCATGATCTGGTTACATAATTTTTTTAATTTTAAGGAGAAACATTATGTGGACAAAACCTGAATTTACAGAAATGAGATTTGGCTTTGAAGTTACAATGTACGTAATGAATAAGTAATATCATTTAAAAAATTGCCTCGTCTACAAGGCGGGGTAATTTTAAATTTCTCAAAAGGAAAGATTATGAAAGAAATTGTAGTAAGGGAGATTCCCGATCCGTTTCAAGGACAACAAGCATATGCACAGGATGGAACATTTTGTGTGTACCATAACAAACAATGGATTACCAAAGACGAATACGATCGAGGAGTTTATATTAGACTTTTAGCAGCTCAAGGAGACTGTGTTTAGGAGATTATAATATGGACAAGGCACCAACCCCTAGTCCAGTAGGACTTGTAGTTGTCCTAGTTATTTTTGCGTTTTTAATTTGGCACGGACCATTTGAAGAACGCTGGGGCAAAGAACCACAACCACACGATGCAATACAGCACGGTAGCATAGATTGTATGAAGGATTTAAAATATCTTACACCAGTGCAGATAGATGTATGCGTAGACATTCAAAAATTTAGCGAAGGTTCTGATTATGAATAAGATACAATGGATAGGCATAGTAGGAATAATAATAGTTCTATCAATAATGACATTTTTTTAAAAAAAGTTCAAAAAAGTAGTTAACATTACTGTGTCGGGCTTTTTTCTCTTTTGATAAATACATGTGTTAAAGAGTGAACCTCTTAACGAGGACTTATGCGGAACCAACCGCGTATTACTTAGAACGTAACAATAGGAGAAAAAAAATGGGACGTCCAGTTAATAAAAGATATTTCGGACTACTAGCAGACGGTACAAACTTTACAGTTAACGTGCAAGTAGGATCAAATTCTGAATCAGAAGAAGGCTACATTATTTCACAGCGTAGCGAAACTAAATTTTTAGTAAACGATAAAAAAACAGGTACTAACGTAAACTTAGGCGACACTGATGCAGGAAACAGCCAAGGTAATGTTGGAGTATGTACACTAGTAGACAAAGCAAGCGGTGCATTAGGTGCTAATGAAATGTCACTACAGGGTACAATCGCCGGCGGCGGCGGAAACCAAGTTCGAATTAAGAAGTTATATAATCGTACTTGCAGAGATTTTGATAACAACCGTTATACTTGGGAAATCCAAGACGATTCTACAGAATCAATTATGGTTTTAACAGCTATCTAAATTATATAGGGGCTTAGGCCCCTATAACTAGGATTTAACGAATGTCAAAATATTTAAATGTATGCGGTGACTATAAACTTACAGTAACAGATGGCGGAGAGATTCGTCTCGATCCAGGAAATTCTGGTGTTGTAAGGATTATGGGCGATTTAACTGTAGACGGAACTACAACTACAGTTAACTCTACCGAAATAGCAATCGGCGATCCGTTTTTAACTGTTAACCAAGGTAATGTTAGTAACGGACAAGTTGTTGATGACGTTGCAGGTTTACAGATTGATAGAGGCGGTTCTGATGCATTTTGGGTATTTGACGAAGGTATTAATACTCAAGCACCTGGAGACGGTGCGTTTGTAGGAAGAATTGGCAATGCACAAACTGGCGCTATTGTTGGTATAAGAACTACAAGTATTAACACAGGTGGAGCAGATTTAAATCTAATAAGTCAAGGCACAG